GCGCCAAGGCTCAGGACGAACTCGAATTCATCGACCGTATCAAGGAATGCCGAGAGCGCCTGACAGCGATCGTTACATCCGTTCAGGAGCGCAACGAGCCCACCGAAAACTTCCGCGATGCAATCGATAAGACGCTGGACTCGACGGCCGACGCAATGAGCGGCCGAGACCTGACCGGCATTGACCCCGGCATTGAGGAACTGACCTCGCTCACCGGCCTCTGGCAGCCCGGGAACCTCATCATCCTCGGCGGTGACGTGAAGCAGGGAAAGTCGGCTCTCGCTTGGCAGGCGTTCTTCAACATCGCCGAGAAGCACCCGATCGCCGGAAATAGCGGCGAGATGCCTCGCGATCAGATCATCCTTCGCGAAAAGGCCCGCCGAACCGGGATCTCTGCCAAGCGTCAGAAGGCAGGGCAGGTCAGCGAATACGAGATGCAGGAGCTGGTGAAGGCCGGCGCGGACATGAAGCGCCTCCAGTACATCGACATCAATTGCCAGCGCCTCACGCTCGACCAGATCGACGACCGCATCAAGCGCCTCCGCGGCGAGCATGGCATCGAAGGCTTCGTCGTCGATCACATCCTCAAGCTGGCATGGACCGGCAAGATGGATGAAGCCGACGACTTCAAGAAGGCGAACCGCGCGACGTCGACACTCAAGGACATCGCGATGAAGCACGGAATCCCGATCGTCGCTCTCACTCACGTCAACAAGACGACCGGGTACCAGGAGAGCTTCGGGCGCACCAGCTATCGCGACCGCCTTCACTCAGCGATGCGCCGGCGGCCGACCTACAAGAGCCTGCTCGGCAACATCGACAAGGATGCCGACCACGCCGTCATCACCTTTCAGGCTCGCCCGATCGTAGCAGCCATGGAGCCGGAGCAGGGCACCGAGGACTACGCGATCTGGGAAGCGGCGATGAACGACGTCACCGGCAAGGCTGAGCTGATCCTCGCTCTCTCTCGTGAAAACGAGTTTCCGCGGCGCCGGGAGATCCGGTGGACGGGTGCGACGACCAGCTACGGGCCTGATTTCAGAGAGCAGTATAATGAGAGGGCCTTGCTCTGATGCAGACCTCTTTCAACTTCCACCGCCGCAGCCCGACACGCTCCCTTCGCGTCCTCGTCGCCTGCGAGTTCTCCGGCACTGTCCGCAATGCCTTCCTCGATCGCGGCCATGATGCCTGGTCCTGCGATCTACTGCCGGCCGAGAACGGCAGCAATCGGCACATCCGCGGTGACGCTCGCGACTACCTCAACGACGGCTGGGATCTGCTCATGGTCGCTCATCCCCCATGCACACGGCTTTGCAACAGCGGAGTCAGGTGGCTGTCTGTCCCGCCTCCTGGTCGCACTGTTGAGGACATGTGGACCGAGTTGGACGAAGGGGCAGAGCTTTTCTCAGCTTTTTGGAATGCGCCGATCGATCGCGTCTGCATCGAAAACCCGGTCATGCACAAGCACGCCAAGGAGCGGATCCAGAACTACGAGGAATTCGCCCAGAGCGTCCAGCCTTGGCAGTTCGGCCATCCCGAAGTGAAGCGCACGTGCTTCTGGCTTCGAAATCTTCCACCGCTTGTCCACACCAACATCGTCGATGGCCGGCAAGCTCGCGTCCATCGCATGCCTCCCGGTCCAGATCGCTGGCGTGAAAGGTCTCGGTTCTTCTCGGGCATCGCCGCGGCAATGGCCGATCAGTGGGGCGACTACGCCACTCAGCAGTTCTATCAGGAGGCAGCATGAACAAGTTCGACGCCGGCGCGATGAAAACCCCGACAGGGTACGTCGCCTTCTATCGCCAAGTCCACCGCTCGGCCAACTTCGTTCTGCGCGACGGCAAGAGAGACATCATCTTCGCGACCAGGGAAGAGGCGGAGAAGGCGGCGCTGAATGCCTTCCTCGATTATCTCAACTCGCCGATCGTCGCTGAGTCTATGACCGGGCCTACCACCAAGCGAGCGGCGGCCAAGAAGTCGGCCGAGGCGATTTTCAGGAAGGGGAAACGCATTTCCGTAGAAAGGGTCGGAGCATGAAGCGCAGAGGATTTCTCGGTTTCATGGGCGGCGCTGCTGTAGCCGGCCCACAGGTGGCAAAGAACGTCGTTCAGGCTATGCCGAGAGGCGTGAGCGACATCGCTGGCTATGGCAAGGGTCTTGGCCTCGTCGGTGGCGGCACGGAAGCAGCGGGCATCAATGGAATAGATCGCGATTGGCGGCTCGACGAGGTCAACCGACTGAGAAGAATTCTCACTGGTGAAAAGACAGAAGAGGAGAAGGAAAGGGAGCGAGAGCGCCGACTGGATAATGTCGAGCCGATCATCTCGCAGAATGTCATGAGCCTCCAATCGGTCTCATCGGCAACCAAGGTTCGTATCCATCGCCGCCGCATGGATGAAATCAACCAACAAGCCGAACTGCTCTACACCAAGCGCAGGCTCTCGGAATACCTCAAGGAGCTCGGCCTATGACCATCGCCGGCAACTACACAGCAGAGATCACCGCCAAGTACAGCGCGGTCAGACAGCGGCTCATGGGCCAGCCTCGCGTCGTCAACGTGGTGCGGGCGTTCACGGTCGTCGAGCAGCCAGCGCCGCCCATTGCAGAAGAGCCTGCAGCGCTTCCCCCGCCTGTTGTGGTCTATGCCAAGCCCACACCGGAGATGAAAGCCAACGAGCCCAAGGCGCACCTGCTGTCGCGGAAGCTCTGGATGAAGTGGGAAGGCCGCCGCCGGTCGCCCGAGCAATACCTGGCCGACATATGCACAGTGTTCGGGACCAATCGCCGGGATATTAAGTCACGGAAGAAGAGCGTCCATCTCGTCGCGATCCGGCATCACATCTGGCAGATGACGGCCGAGGAGTATCCGAACCTCTCCACGACCGATCTCAGCCGTCTCTTCAACCGCCACTACGGCGCTATCAAGTATGTGCTCGAAACCCGCGAGATCCGCAGGGAGCAGATGCGGGCCTACAACGAGCGTCATCCGAGAGGGAAGGCTAAGGAATGACAGACCACGTCTCCCAGATCTGCGAGGAGTACGGCATCGTCATTGTCGATGGCCGGTCATACCCTGGCATCCGGGAGACGCGAGCTGTTGCCACAATGGAGAAGATCCTCCGGGCAAAGGGTGAAGATCACTTCCGGCTGGTCATGTCGACGGTGGCGGAAACCCACAACAATCAAGGGTATATCGACAAGCATCTGCTATGGGCCGTCAGTGACCTCGTGGAGCGTTATCGAGCAATCATAGAGGTGAACACCTCGGAATGGCTCGAATGCTTCGATGAGGCTCCTGTGGCTGAATTGCAGGTGGTTGCGAAAGGTCTCCCTCACCAACGGTTCGCCCTGGTGGGGATGATAGCAGAGCGAGTGGTGCGTAGGTTCGGCCCGAACGCGGGACAGGGCGATCTATTCGACGACAGGCGGAAGGCGGCAGCATGAACAGAATGGAAATCGCGAATCTCTTCATCAAGGCAGCGGTTGTCGATCGGCGGCTGCCCATCAATGAGCGTCCAGCCCGTCTCAAGGCGGCATGGGTGCCCTTCACCCACAGCGCCAAAGACCTCAATTCCCGGATGGTGACCAATGCTCGTTCGGAGAAGCTCACCGAGGGAGACGACCCCTTCAATGAATGGATGCATCATTTCTGGGATGCGGATAGGATGCGCCTTAGACCGGAAGACATAGCCGACTGGGAGCGCTGCAATGAGCTTATCAAGTTGGTGGCGGATGAAGGCAACCGCCGAGCCCTCTGGAATTGGGCCATAGCCAAGGCTGGTGGCCGGGAGTTCGTCAAATGGTGCCGACACGAAGGCATTCATGAAATGACCGGTTCCCGACGCAAAGACCGGGCAATTACCATCATAGAACAACATCTGGTTCGGGGTGCCTCACCCGATAACGAAATCTGGTTGGATGGCATGTTGCCTGTTGGCCCGGTTTTCGAGCATATTTCAGACAACATCGCAGCCGACGCGCCGAGCCGGAAAGAACGAAATTCCTACCGAGACGCCGATACGGTCTTCTGCAAAGAGGCGGCCGTCTTCGACTGGCGGGAAATCCGGAACGCTCAGCGCAGACAGCGAGAGGCAAGGCGGCGACAGGCCGCGTAGACTTCATCCCCGGCACATCAGCCGGCCTAGCCCGCTCCGTAACTGGGGCGGGTTTTTCGTTTTGCATCACGCAAGGAGCGGAGTCCTTAACCTCGCCAACCGGCGCGAGGGACAAGCTTTCACTCGTGGGTGAAGAGCCCAACACCGCCGCTCCGGGTTTGTCGCCCTCATGAACGGTGTGAAGTGGAGAAGCCGGCAATCAACATACGCGGATACCATGGCAAAAAGCACGTACGACCAGAAGATAGCGGATAAGATCTGCGATCGACTTTCCAACGGTGAAAGCCTCAGGTCCATCTGCTCCACTAAGGGAATGCCGGCAAAAGCATCGGTATTCAGGTGGTTGACTGCCAACGCAGACTTCAGGGACCAGTACGCGCGCGCACGCGAGGCCCAGGCGGACGCTCTCTTCGACGAGATTGTCGACATCGCCAACACTCCGGTGATGGGCAAGAAAGAGAAGTACGACGCGGACGGCAAGCTGATCGAGTCCTCGACCGGGGACATGATCGAGCACCGCCGCTTGCAGATCGAGGCCCGTAAGTGGGTGGCGGCTAAGCTTAGACCCAAGGTCTACGGCGATAAACTGGATGTCGATATCACCGGTGCGCTTGACTTCGTGGTTAGCGCCAAGCCGGTCGATGAGGATCAATGGCTGAAGGATCATGGATCAGGTTCGTAGAGTTGCCTGGTCCCCGCAAGCGGGTCCACAAAAGGCGCTGATTGACTGCCCGTTTAGAGAAATATTCTTCGGTGGTGCTCGAGGAGGCGGGAAAACAGACGGCGTGTTAGGAAAATATGCTGTCAAAGCCGCTCTCTATGGTTCTGGCTTCAACGCTCTGTTCTGCCGTCGCGAGCTGCCGATGCTTGACGACGCGATCGAGCGCAGCAAGGAAATCTACGGCAAGATCGGTGCTGGCTGGAATGATCAGAAAAAGACATGGACATTCCCCGGTGGTGGCCGCCTTCGCTTCCGCCCGCTGGAGCGAGTGCAGGACGCCGACAAGTATCAGGGCCAGAACGTCTCAGACGCCTGCATAGAAGAGGCCGGCATCTATCCGGACCCTAAGCCCATCGATCGACTCTTCGCCATCCTGCGCTCTGCCAAGGGCGTTCCTACGCAATTGATCCTGACAGGCAACCCCGGCGGTGCTGGTCAGAGCTGGATCAAGCAGAGGTATATCGATCCCGCGCCCATGGGGATGCAGCCGCTGTCGCGATTGCTGCCAAACGGCAAGACGCATCGCTTCGTATTCATTCCGTCGCGCATCCAGGACAACAAGCTCCTGATGAACAACGACCCGGAATATATCAACAACCTGTACCTGGTCGGCTCCGAAGCGTTGGTGAAGGCTTGGCTTGATGGCGACTGGAACGCCGTCGAGGGCGCTTTCTTCGACTGTTGGGACACGGGCAAGCATATTGTCAGGCCTTTCGCCATTCCTTCGGATTGGATGCGGTTCCGGTCAATGGACTGGGGCTCTGCTCGTCCGTTCTCGGTCGGTTGGTGGGCTATTGCGTCAGAGGACTACCCGACGCCTACGGGCGTCATTCCTCGGGGCGCTCTGGTCCGCTACCGCGAATGGTATGGCTGCAAACCGGGAGAGCCTAACACCGGCCTGAAGCTCACGGCTGAAGAGGTCGGGCAAGGCATCCTGAAGAGAGAGCAGGGCGACAAGATCACCTACGGCGTGCTCGATCCGGCGGCATTCGCAGAGGATGGAGGCCCGTCGATCCACGAGCGTTTAAGCCGTGCCACTGAGTACAAGGTCACCTTTCGCAGGGCCGACAACAAGCGCGTATCCCAAATGGGCGCACTTGGCGGGTGGGATCAGATGAGAGCCAGGATGAAAGGTGACGGTGAACGGCCGGCGCTGTTCGTCTTCTCCACCTGCGTGGATTTCATACGCACGATCCCGATCCTGCAGCATGACCCTGACAGGCCCGAAGACTTGGACACGGAGTCGGAAGATCACGTCGCTGACGAGGCGCGCTACGGCTGCATGTCGCGGCCATATGTGCCGGTTGTCGAAGTGACCAAGCCGAACACCATGAACGACTATCGTTCTCGCAATAACGAAGATTCCGCTGGAGATTGGGTTAGCTACTGATGGCAAATCAAATGGCAAACGCTGTCGCCAGCGCTCCGGGATACTCCGCTCAAGGCGCCGACCACAGCAAGCGGAAGCGCGAGTACCTGAACTACCTCGACGTCAAGCAGAACGAGATCCGCGAACAGCAGAACGCCCGTCGATATTATCATTCCGTCCAGTACACCAAGAAGCAAATCGAAATCTTCAACAAGCGCAAGCAGCCTGTTGTCACGTACAACCGCATTGCGCGCAAGATCAACGCTCTCGTCGGGCTGCTGGAACGCCAGAGGCAAGACCCGCGTGGGTATCCTCGCACGCCAAAGCACGAGGAAGGCGCCGACATTGCGACCGCTGTCCTTCGCTATGTGTGTGATGAACAGGTGTGGTCAGCCAAATCTATGGTCGGCGGCCTCAATGGTTCCGTCGATGGCCTGGGCGGCGTCGAGATCATGCTCGAGCGCGGCGACGTTGGTGACGTTGAAGTAGGGCTCGAGGAGGTTGACCCGTCATCCTTCTTCTATGACCCACGCTCCCTCAAGGCGGATTTCTCCGACGCTCGATATATGGGCGTGGCGAAATGGGCCGACGTCGATGCGACGATTGCGCTCTTCCCGGACAAGGAGGAGGAAATACTAGCCTCCGTCGACACCGGCACCGAGCTTACCAGCGATCCCGACAGTGATCGTGTGTGGTTCATGCAGACGGAAACGCGCAAGCAGCTCCGCATCGTCGATCACTGGTACATGGTCGGCAACGAGTGGCGCTGGTGCATCTACACGGGTGCAACGGTGCTTGCTGAAGGCGTCAGCTACCTGAAGGACGAGAAGAAGCGATCGATCTGCAAGTACGTGATGTACTCCGCAGCGATAGACCAGGACGGCGACCGCTACGGCTTCGTGCGCAACATGCAGTCCAGCCAGGACGAGATCAATCAGCGCCGGTCCAAGGGCCTCCATACCCTCAACAGCCGCCGCATCATCACGGCTTCGAACGATGGCAAGGACATCGAGCAGATACGCCGCGAGGCAGCACGGCCCGATGGCGTGATCCAGTATCCGGTTGGCACAGAGCCTCCAGTGTTCGATGACGCTGCCAAGAACGCCGAATTGCAGGGCCAGCTTGCCTTCCTCGAGGATGCCAAGAACGAGATCGAGAACTACGGCTTCAACCCGGCTCTAGTCGGGCAGGGCGTGGACAAGCTCTCCGGTCGGGCAATGCAGTTCCAGCAACAGGCTGGGATTGCCGAGCTTGGCCCGTATCTCCTGTCGTTCAAGAATTGGAAGCTTCGGGTTTACCGGGCGATCTGGTGTGCTGTGCAGGAGCACTGGACCGGAGAGCGCTGGATTCGCGTGACTGACGATGACGACGTTGCGCAGTTCCTTGCCATCAACCAGATAGGCACTGATCCGCGAACCGGGTTGCCGGCGCTGGTCAACTCTCTCGGCTCCTTGGATGTCGATATCATCATCGACGAAGGTCCGGACACCATCAACCAGCAGCAAGAGGTCTATGACACACTAACGCTGCTCGTTCAGAACGGCCAGCCAGTTCCGCCAGAACTGATCATCGAGGCGTCCAACCTTCCCGGCAAGGCCAAGAAGAAGCTCACGGACATTCTCGAGCAGAAACAGCAGCCGAACCCGCTGGCGCAAGCCGGAGCACAGGCAGAGCTTCAGGAAACGGTCGCCTCGGCCAAACTGAAGGAAGCTCAAGCCATCAAGGCGATGGCCGATGCTCAAGCCGCTACGCAACCGCAACCCGGCAGCCCGGGCCCGACAATGCTCGACGCCGAAGAGGCCATGGCCACCATCCGCAACAAGGATGCCAACACGGCCAAGACGATTGCAGAGACCGAGCGAACCCGCGTCGAGACCGCGCTGAAGCCCGCCGAAGTGGCGCACCAGCAGCGAGAGGACGCGCTCGGCCGAGAAGAGAGATTTGCGATGCACAAGGACCAGCTATCCAACGCACCGCAATAAAGGAGCCGCCATCCTCAAGGGCGATTTCGGGAGCTGACCCCGCTCATCAGCAGAGTGCCGCCGACTAGACGGGCGAAACAAGCCGCCGCCAGGCTCAAGGGCGATCCGTGAAAACTCCCACGACATTGGAGACATGCAAGATGGCCGATCTTTCGGACAGTGAAATCTTTGATTCCGTCGTTTCGGGCAATCCCGCTCCGGAACCACAACCCGAGCCAACACCTCAGCCGTCACCGCAGCAGCGCGACGACAGCGGACGTTTCACCAGCCAGCAGGCAGACCCGCCAGCGCAGCCGGTAGCCCCCGTTGTGGAACCGCAGCCCAACGCCCCAGAGCAGCCCGCCAGCAACGGCAATGCTGTTCCGGTAGGCGCGGTGCAGGCAGAGCGCGAGAAGCGTCAAGAAGCGCAGCGTGAAGCTGAAGCCCTCCGGCGTGAAATCGCGGAACTCCGCGGCATGGTCCAGGCAGTTCGCCAGCCAACGCCGCAGCCACAGCAGGAAAAGCAGCCGGTCTCGATCTTCGAGAATCCGGACGAGTACCTGCAATCCCAACTCACCCCGGTTCAGCAGACCGTTCAGGAACTGCGGGAAGAGCTTTGGGAATCCAGAGCAGCAGGCATCCACACTCAGGAAGCCGTCGACGCCGCGAAGGAAGCCGCCAACGCTCTGGCGGGCACTCCACAAGGCAAGGCTCTGCACCAGCAGATTACGGCGGGCGGTAACCCGTTTGACAATCTGGTGAAGTGGCACAAACAGCAGCAGGCGTACGCCCGAGTAGGCAACGACCCTGAAGCATGGCTCCAATCGGAAATCGATAAGAAGCTCGCGGACCCCGCCTTCCTGGCTCAGGCCATGGAACGAGCCCGCGCAGCCGCAACACCTGTCCCCGGATCTCGCCAACCGCCCGTCACGAGCATCCCGCCCTCTCTGTCCCGTCTTCCGGCCGGTGGTAACGCACCGCCAGCAGGCGATCAGAGCGATGCGGCGCTGTTCTCTTCCGTCACGTCAAGCCGCCGCGGATAAGATCCGCCTCGGCAGCACTCTGGAGCGAGCCAAATGGCACTCACGCAGAACCATCCGAACAACGAACTGATCAAATTCCGCACAGACGTCGCCTATGACTTCCTGCGGGCTTCCCGGTTCGACCCCTACATGGGCGCTGATAGCACGTCTATCATCGTTCGCATGAATGACCTCGAAGCAGACGGCAAGGAAATCCGCGTCCCTCTGGTCACTCAGTTGACCGGCGACGGCGTCGGCGCTGGCACGCTGCGAGGCAAGGAAGAGCAGATCGACAGCTACGGCATGCCGCTCTGGGCAGACTGGGCACGTAACGCTGTTGCCAACAACCGCGCATCGAACAAGGAATCGTCCTTCTCGGTCCGCTCAACTGCGCGCAGCCTTCTGCGTGGCTGGTCCAAGCGCATTGTCCGCGATGACCTCGTAGACATGCTGCTGTCCATCCCGACTGCCAGCATCCAGTCGGGCCGGCTCAGTGAACCGGGCAACCGCGTCAACGGCATTCGTTGGTCGGCAGCTTCCGCAGCCAACAAGAACTCGTGGGTTACCGCGAACTACGACCGCGTTGTGTTCGGGTCGCAGATCTCGAACTACTCCACGACCTTCGCGACCGCTGCGGCAAACGTCGACTCCACCAACGACAAGATGACCGCTGCTGTCGGCAACTTGCTGAAGGATCAGGCCAAGGCAACCGGAGTAGACCCGAACAACCCAGGCACCTACAACGGACGTCCGAAGATCAACCCGTACATGATCGAAGACACCGATCAGGAATGGTACGTCTGCTTCCTCGGTTCTCGCGCGTTCCGCGATCTTCAGGCTGACCCGGTCATGTACCAGGCCAACCGTGACGCTCGTGAGCGTGAAAAGAACCCGGAGAAGACGAACCCGATCTTCAACGGCGGGAGCTTGGTCTACAACGGCATCATCTACAAGGAAGTCCCGGAAATCACCACGCGCCTTCTCCTGAAGGGCATCGGTGCTGCCTCGATCGACGTCGAGCCGGTTTTCCTCTGCGGTCAGGGCGCCTTCGCCTACGCCACAGGTCAGATGCCGCGTCCGACGCAGCTTGAAGATGGCGACTATGGCTTCGTTGCCGGTATGGGCATCGAAGCACAGTACGGTGTCGGCAAGATCGCAAAGGCTCCCCTCGCCAAGGGCGCCAGCGCAACTCTCGGCGATCTCGTCGATTGGGGCTGCGTGACCGGCTTCGTCTCCGGCGTTGCTAACGCTTAACAGCCGAGAGCCGGTTAGCGCCGGCTCTCTCCCTTTTCCATCAACAATGAAGGAGATCGGCAATGGCTGATCGTGTGGCATATACCCAGCCTCAGGTGGGTAACCAGGGCTTTGCCCGAACCATGAAGACGCTGGGCGGCCCTCTGGCTGTCCTCGCGGCTGATGCAGCAACCGGCAACACTGTGCAGGTCATGAAGGTGCCGAAGGGCTTTGTCGCGACGGGCGTCTATCTCGCCCTGACGGACATCGACACCAACGGCACCCCGACTGTCTCTGTCACGCTCGGTGACTCCGCCGACGATGACCGCTTCGTCACGGCATCTACCATCGGCCAGGCTGGCGGCTCGACCACCACGCTTGCAGCAACGGGCCTCTACTACGAATTCACGGCGGACACGGACATCGCCCTGAAGTTCGGCACGGGCTCGGCAACGGCTGCCGCGGGTACGGTCACGACCTACCTCACCGGCTTCATGAAGTGAGGTGACCATCTGATGACGAAGGTTACCTACAAGGCCCCGAAGGGCGATGAGCGTGTGGTCGAGATGCGCGGCTACACCTTCTTCGACGGCCAGCCGGTCGATATCGAAGATGAGGCTTTCCTTGAGAAGCTGCAAACCAACCAGCATTTCGAGGTTGCCGAAAGCAAGCCCAAGGCTCCCAAGCCAGAAAGCAAGCCCAAGGCTCCGGTCGAAGGCCTGAAGGCCGTTCACATCGCTGGCGGCCGGTTCAAGATCGTCGACGGCGACAAGACGGTCAAAGAAGGCCTCAACAAGGCAGAAGCAGACTCGTTCAACGCCATGTCCCCTGAGGACAAGGCTGCATTGAACGACTGAAAACAGGAGTGGCGGTGATGGCAACACGCACAGACTTGATTACCGCCACTCTCAAATTGCTTCAGGCCGACGGCGGTATAGGCCAGACGCCAGAGGCTGAGAACGTCGAGGACATCGACGCCATCATGAATGGCGTGCTCGACGAGATGAGCGAGATCGGCGCCTATTCTCCGGACGATTACACGACCTTCGAGGACAAGTATATCGACCCGCTGGCCACGATCATCGCCTACACTGCAAACCCGTCTTATGGCGCAGCTCGAAGCGAAGACAGCCGATGGGCGGCGATTGCACGGCTTCGATCCATGAGGCCCTCGACATACGTCTCAGGCTCCACGCTTGCGGTGGACTATTATTAGGGCGCGAGCCACGACCAGCTTTCGCGGAGGTGAATGCTACAAATTGTACCGCGGCTCACGCCGAACTCCTTTGCCAGAGTGCGTTGCGGCCTGATGCCTTTAAGGCGCAGTATCTCTCGCACTTGAGGTTCTGTAAGTCTTGCCATCCATTGACGGCTACCGCGATGATGGGTGTCGTGTTCGACCATATCGCCTAGGTTCTCGGCATGCGTCTTCCAAGACAGGTGGCTAGGAGAGACGCAGCCTTTATGCCCTTTGCCGCAAGAGTGGGCGGCTTCGTGCTCCGGTGACGGTGGGGATCCAATGGTGAGTTCGCAGACATACCGAGTGACCAGAACCCGGTGGCCATCGACAGTAATCTTGCCATAACCATTCTTGTTTTTGCCGTAAGGCCAGATCAAGCACTCGTCGCCAGTGTGGTTTATTGCCACATCGTGGACAAAGGCTAGAAGGTCTGCATTTACCGCCTTCTTTGGCGCGAGTATGTCCAAGCCGAGGCGCTGCCTCTGGTAGTGCATGCCGCAAAGTCCAGCCGCTCCCGACGCGCTCCGGTGCGCATTGGCGTTGCAGCCGTTGAAAGAACATGAAATGAAATTCGCAGCCATGTTGACCTCCTGACAGGTTGGCTTGGTTAGAACCCGTCGCAGCGCGCCAACGCTCGGCGGGTTCGCTGATTCTACTCGATAAAATCAGGAAGGGGAATGCATGAGTGATATCATCTTCCCAACCAGCACGGCGCCTGGTGCGCGTCCCGGCGAAGGCTCCGGCCGTTTGATCAACGCGTATGCCGAGAAGCTAGACGGTGGCGCGCGCAACAGCTTTGCGAGGCGTAGGGTTCCCGGCCTGACCTCACTCGCGTCCACGGGCTTTGCTGGCTGCCGTGGCTTCCACTTTCACAACGGCACCCTGTACGTTGCCCAGGCTGGCAGGCTGCTGAAGATCGCCAAATCAGGCGCGATCTATCTGGTGACCAACCTCGGGTCACTGCCGGGTACTGGGAGAGTTACCTTTGCCCGCAATAACAAGGCACCGGTGCCGGATATCCTCTGCACGACAGAGAACGACACCTACGTCATCAGCAGCACCCTGGCGCCGGCAAGCCTTGGCGACGGTGATCTGCCGCAGGCGGTGACGATTGACTTCATCGATGGCTACTTTGTGTGGGCCATTCGTGACGGGCGGGTGTTCTTCTCCGGCATCAACGACAAGACCGTCTCGGCTCTCGATTTTGGCAAGGCAGAAAGCCATACGGGCGGCATCTATCGTGCTGTGGCCTTTGGCGAGATGCTGCTCCTCTGTGGGCCTAACGCAATCGAGTTCTGGCAGAACGCGGGCAATGCAACGGGTTCGCCATTCTCAAGGTCCGCTGTCGTTGCGCGCGGTATCGCCGGCCCATTCGCCATTGCCGGGAATGAATACGGCTTCTCTGCCCTAATCTTCGTCGGCGATGACAACGCGGTCTATCAGCTCGATGGTGGTTACCAACCTACCAAGATTTCCGGTCCTGATCTCGATCGCCTGATTGCAGCGACAACGGACAAGACGAAGCTCGATGTCACTGTAGCGGTGACAGAGGGCCATCAGTGGGCGACGGTCTCCGGGCCAAACTTCTCCTGGACCTACGAACTCGGAACCGGCTTCTGGCATGAGCGCAAGAGCTACCTCGACGATCACTGGCGCGGTGTGTGTTCTACACAGGCCTTCGACGGCTGGGTGATTGGCGATCGGGGAACGGACTCGGTCTGGATGCTCAACCCAAACGAACAGAGCGAGGGCGGTCATCCGCTGGTCATGCGCATCGAATCCTTGCCGGTCTCGAACTTCCCGAACCGTGTGGCGGTCTCACGTGCTGACTTCGACATGATCGTCGGGCAGGGCATCCCGCAGGGCCAGCAGCCAATCCAGAGCAATCCCGTCTGCCTGGTCTCATGGTCTGACGATGGCGGCAACCGCTTCGGAACGCCTCTCAAGCGCTCGCTTGGTGAACTGGCGAAGCACAAGACGCCTGTAACGATCAACCGGGCAGGCATGAGCAGCCGGTATGGGCGAGTGTGGCGGATTGATATCTCTGATCCGGTCTACGCCTCTGTATTGGGCGGCACGATGGATGCTGCGGCGAGGGTGAACTGATGGCCAGCGCGATTGCTCCACTGTCTCCGCTCCCGCCTTCCGGTCAACGGGTTCTTGAGGTCAACGGCACCATGAACCGGGACTGGTATCTCTATCTTCAACGCCTCGACCAGCATATCCGCGAGGTCGAGAAGCGCCTAACGGCCGGAGGGTTATAAATGGGCTTCCTCGGAGCGCTGACGGGCAGCGATGTCGGCAAGGCGACGAAAGCCGCCGCCAATCAGAACAAGGGTCTGATCACCGGCTTCCAGACCACCGGCAACAACATCATCAATACCGGTGAGCAGAAGTCCGGAGCGGCGCTGGATAGCGCCATCGGCGCTTATGCTCCTTGGGTGGCCAGTGGCACGGATGCAAATAGCCTCTATGGCGATGCTATCGGCCTGAACGGTGCCGAGGGTAATGCCCGAGCTACGGGAGCCTTCCAGACGGGACCAGGCTATCAGTTCGCGCTCGACCAAGGACTGCAGGCGGCAGAGCGAGGGGCTTCTGCTGGCGGCATGCTCGGCTCTGGAAACCTGCTTACAGAACTCACCAAATTCGGCCAAGGGACCGCTAACCAGGAGTTTGGCTCATGGCTCGATCGGCTCAATGGCGTTTCTGGTCAAGGCCTATCCGCCGCTGGTGGTCAAGCCCAAGGCTATGGCGCAAAGGCCGATCTGTACCAAGGAACCGCCGGTGACCGGCTCGGGCTGGAAAGCGGTGTCGTTCAGGGCCTCGAAGGCGTCAACAATCAGATCGCGCAGGCCAAGGAAGCCCAGACATCCGCTAAGGGCGGGTTCCTCGGCGGTCTGCTCAAGGGCGGTATCGGCATAGCTGCCAAGGCGGCTTCGGGAGGTCTGTTCTAATGGCTCAAATCGCAAGCCTGCTTCCCCAGAGTGTCAGCATTCCTCGGCCGGACAACTCCTGGCTGGATGGGATCGCCGAATCTCTCGGTGGGCTGACACAGGAGCTCGGCGCTCGCAAGTCCTTCAACGCTCTTGCCGATCGCATCGGTGGCGCTCCCGCAGCCGCAGCGCCTCAGCAGGGCGGTTTTCTGTCCCGGCTGACTGGTGGAGCCCCGCAGGTTGCAAACGCGCCTATGACGGCTCCTGTGGGGCCTGTTGATCGCGGCCCGGCACAGGGCAGCACCTACGCCCCGTTCATCGACACGATCAAGACGAAGGTCACCAACCCGTATGGTCTGGCAGCCGTCGCCGCTACCGGCCGCGCTGAGAGTGGCTGGAGCCCTGTGAACGCTGCTCGCTCTTGGTCTGATCCAAGCCAGTCCGGACAAGCGGGCACGGCCGGCGGCATTCTGTCGTGGCGTGCCGAGCGCCTGCAGAACCTGCAGAACTATGCCCGATCCAAGGGCGAGGAAGGCAACGGTTCTCCCTCAACACAGGCCGAATTCTTCCTCTCCGAAGATCCGGGGCTCATCGATCGGCTGAACGCTGCCAAGTCGCCGCAGGAAGCACAGCAGGTCATGAACAACGCGTGGAAGTTCGCAGGCTATGACCAACCCGGTGGAGAGACCGCTCGACGGATGGCGCTTGCCCAGAACTACTATGCGCAGGATTTCCGAGACGGGCAGGGCGCTCCTGCCGCTGCTCCGGCTGCCGCTCCCGCTCGTGTCGCCTCCAACCTTGTGGCAAGCCTCGATCCGTCGGCCGGCATCCCTATGCCTGGTGCTACAGGCCAGATGCGCGCCTCCGATCCCGCCCAGCCTATGCCAGTCGCCACGCCTGCTGTTGCCGCTGCTCCACAGCCGTCTGCGGCCGCCGCGCTTGCACAGCCTCCTGTGGGCGCTCCTGTGCCTGCTCAGGTGGCGGACTCCGGCAGCAACATCATCGCTCCCGGTGTGACGCCTGTTACTCGCGGGTCCGTCGATCCATCGCTTATCCAGTTCATGCTTCGCGATCCTAACCTTCGCGAGACAGGACTCCAGCTTTGGGCGGCGAACGTGAAGGGGCAAGCCCCTACGGAACCTTGGCAGTTCGTCAATCTGCCTGATGGCACGCTTGCACGAGCGAACCAGCAGACCGGGCAGGTGGAACGACTGGGTACCTTCGCGAAGCCGCAAGACCCGATCAAGGTCGGGGACGGCGACACTCTTCTCGATCCGGTCACCAAGCAGCCAATCTTTACCGGCAAGCCGAAAAGCACTGCCGGGCAGCAAGATTACGAATATGCCATGAAGCAGTTGCGAGAACGCGGTGTTCCCGAAGATAAACTGCCGACGTTTCAGGAGTTCTCGAAGCCAAAATCGCGTGGGATCACCTTTCGGGATGCCAATGGCACAGAAATCCAAATCGGTGGGGATACAGACGGGGCGGCTTATAGCGGCACGTCACTTCCTGCAGAGGTTGGGGCTCGGATAGGGCTGGGCGACAACTTCATCAAGAACGACTACCCTGAAGTGATTAAAATGATCAAAAACGGGGATGCAACCGGCCCAATTGACTATGCTCAAGGCATATTCGGCAGAGGCAATAGCGGTATTGTGCAGCGTCGTATGGCAAGTGGGGCTGATGCACTTAGGCGCGGACTGACTGGCGCAGGGATGTCGGTTACTGAAAGTGAGGAATACGCACGGCGATATCTTCCTCAACCCACCGATGATGCTGAAACTCTCCTACGCAAGGCCGAGGGCCTCAAGGATGACCTAGAGTCCGTAACATCCGGAGCCATCAAGGGCAAAGCCGGCGACGTTGGCGGGTTTATGAACAAGAAGCAGCCAGAAGCACCGAAGGCTGGACAGATCGAAGACGGGTACCGTTTTAAGGGTGGCGACCCGGCAGATCCTAAAAGCTGGGAAAAGGCAAACTGATGGCTGGACCATGGGAAAAGTACGCAGCGCCTCAGGCGAGCGCACCAGCTGCGTCGGCAGGTCCTTGGGCAAAGTATGCCAAGCCGCAGGAGCAACCGGCATCCACGCCATCGCCTCAGGCTGTTAATCCTGCCGCTGCGTCCACTTCTGAACCTGCACAAAGCCAAGCCTATCAGGGCAAGATCCTCCCTATCAGCCGCGATGCAGAAGGCAACGTCAGCTTTGACAGCAACGCGGGTCTGCTCGGAGCGGTAAAGCGCGCGATTACACTCCCCGGCGATGTATTGGCTGGGGAGGTCGATCCGACGAGCGATGAAGGCATAGGCCGCGCTGTCGAGTTCGGCAGTGTCTTCCTGCCCGCGTCTCCGGCTGCCGGCACTGGGAAGGCAATAACGGCCATAGCAGCCGAACGGGCTGGGCCGAAAGTCAGCCAGGGCATGGAAGCGGCAGCGGCCGCTAATCGCCTCGGTGTTGACCTTCCTCGGGCTGTTGCGAGCGATTCCGCAGCCGTCCAGCAGACCGGCAAGGTTCTCACCAACGTTCCGCTCGGTGGCACGCCTCTTCGCACGGC